GCAGTCAATGTAATCAAGCAAAACAATATCAGGTCTAAACCCCTGTGCAATCAACTTTCTGATATATTGCTTAATCATTGGGATTGTTGTACCATCACTGGGAAACTTTTTTAATTTAAGTTGCCCCTTTTCAATTTTTTTCGCTTCAACAAGTTCCTTTAATTCGTCCTTATGTAAGGATAAGCTATTTAGGTCATAACCAGACCAGCAAGCCAAGTGTTTTCTTTGGATGACTTTTACGTTGTCTTCGAAAAAAATCTGAAGTACATTATAACCTAGATTTTTAGCAGTATTTGCGATTTTTGTTATCATTGTTGTCTTACCAACACCAAATGGTGCTAATACGATGGCTAATTCACCTTTAGACAACCCGCCATCCATTATTTCATCAAGACCCTTAATACCCGTTGGGATAGGTTTCCTGAAATCATCAGCGAGAACAGCATCAATATTATCCAATACATTAACACCATTATCTTTATATTCCCCATGTTCAAGGGCCTTTTTAAGAATCACCTCACAATCATCATATCTATCAATATCCCCCTTATCAATAATTGTTTGGATTTCCTTTATTGACCTCTTGAGTTCTTGTTGTTTACAAAATCGCATACTTCTCTCTTGAACAGCAAGACTGTCATTGAGATTTGCTTCTTTGATGAGCTTTAATTGTGCTAATGTGTATCGTTTATCAAACTCATCTTTTACCCCATCCAACATCCTGAATTCCAAACTCCCCATATCTGGAATTACATTATGTTCTTGATACGCCTCCTTGATTGTTGAGACCATAAGCTTAAGTGCTTGGTCTTCAAAATAGTTGGGGTCTATTATATCTATTATTGACTCCGCAAATCGGTTATCAATAAGTAGTTGTGCTACTAATCTAAGCTGAAAATCCCCGCCTAGATAACCAAAATTATCCCTGTTGATTTTAGATGACATTAAATTTTTGTTTTAAAAAACCTGATAATAATAAATATACTTAAAGTGTCACATCACCATACTTTGTTATGTATTTTTTTTGACCTAATACGTTTTTTATATCAGATATTATCATAGGTATTATTTCTTTGATATCCACTTGATATCTTATTTGTGGTGGAAAAAAATTACCAGAAAAGGTACTTTGTGCTACTGTCATTTTGTCAACTTTAATTTCGAAATCAAATGTGTCTTCTTTTTCAAAAATGTTCTTAGCAATATCTTCTTTTTTCTGATAATATGGATTATAATTTTTCCATAGGTAGTCAACGGCCTTAGCTTTAAGGTGTGCTGGAATTAATCCTAAGCTGCCAAACTGACCATTATTCATTCCAACTAAACCATCCATTAGTTGTTTTAAATCAAATGAGTTTAAAGATTTTTCATTATAATTTTTAATGCTAAAGTATCTTTGACAAATAATGTTTTTATTGATGTACAGTACGAATTCAAATCTTTGTTCTTCAATTTTGTTGTTCATATAGGTTATTTTTTTCAGAGTTTTGTTCACGCTCTATTAATCTTTTAAAGGGAATTAGGTACTCTGTGAACCTTTCTTTACCAATACTTCTCTCTAGGCCATCAATTTTCATTAAAGAGAGAACGTTTTTTATTCCACGATTGGCTGGGTCAAATTGGCCATAAATAAGTGTATCTAATTCTTCGATAGCACTTTCTGTCATTAAGGGATTTTTTAAATCAACTAACGCTGTGTTAATTTCATAAACTTTTTCACCTTGTATACCATCTGTAACACTATCAATTATATTTTGTAGTGTTTTTAATGGAGCTTTCTTTTTTTCTATTCTTTCTTTCTGTAATTCCTTAGCTTTTTCAATAAGCTCGTTTAATGTTACCCTCCTTTCTTTTAATTCTGGAAATAAACCAATAAGTGTTGTTTCTTTAACACCTTTAACACCTTTTATTGAGTCTGAATTATCACCAGTTACAACTTTTATTAGACCAGCATTTAAATAATGATGTTGAAAATAATTTGAGTAATTCTCAGTACCAACATATGTCTTTAAATCACAAAAAAATATACGAGTCCCTTCAGAGATTAATTGACACATATCCCTGTCTGTTGTACAAATTGTTATTTGTTCGTTTTCCCTCTTATTTATGCAATAGTAAGCAATAAAGTCATCGCTTTCAACAACCTCATGTTGAAGTTGTCTGATGAATAACTCTTCAAGATAATTCCAAATCATTTTCTTCTGAAGGATTTCAGAAGGCTCTACTGGTTGTGTGCCGTTTTCATAATCTTTTCCACGACCACTTTTATAATCTTTATATATTTGATAACGCAGTTTTCCACTATACTTACCATCCCAAAAAACATAAACTCTATGATAGAGATTTTCGTTTAAAAGTTTTCGTAGTACGGTAAGAAATTGATATACACCACCGATATGTTCACCTCGATGATTATATTCACCCTTGGCCCCGTAAAAACCTATTTTAAATAGCGCGTTTCCGTCGACCAAGAGTGTATTTATAATTTGTTTTCGTTCACCTGTTTTTGGTGGCCTTTTGTTCAATGTTTTTCATTTAAAACGTTAATAACAATTGTTTACGACATACTATCCTCTACAGATAACGTTGTGATTTCTTCTGTTGTGACATTGATGTCAGCATCATTATCGAAATCGATGTTTGTATATGTCATGGTTAATTGTTGAAGAATGTATGGTTTGTATTTCTTTTTGTAATCATCAATTTTGTCTGGGTTCCAATATCCATGTGACGTTGACATAATCTTACCCATTTGCTCAATACCAGTTACTTGGTTCTTTTCACATCTAACATCAGCTTCAACACCAAATTGATATTTGTATTTGATACCCTTATCGGTAACCTCAGCATTTTTCTTCTTAGTACCATGTGTTAAGATACCACCAAAATGTAGTATGAGTCTAGCCCCAAAAAAGAACGCCTCGCCACCTTTGTGTTTAATTACTGTGTTCATGTTATCAAACCAGATTTTTTGAACAGCAAAAAATGTGTTGGTATACGGACAATCTTCCCTTTGTGTATCTGGAATTCTGAAATTAAGTATAGACTTAAAACTAGATTCTAATGCACCAGCATTCCACATGTTATTTTTACTCTTTGATTTAACACTTCTGAAACAATCTAACGAACCTATTGAATCCCAGAAAAACGCAACGCTACGCTCAAGATTACCAGATTCTTGGTCATCCATTATTTCATCCATAAAACGTGCAATATCTTCAATTACTGGTTGGTTTCTTACGGGTTCAGCCTTTGACTTAGCTTCGTCATAATCCCAATGACTATACATATCTAACAACATTCTATTGCTAACATATATGAAGTCACCTTCATAACTAACTTCACCAGTTTCCTTATCAACAATTTCATCGAATTTCATTCCGATGTTTTTAGCGTGTTCCCATTGGAAATTATTTTCAGTATCAAAAATGACTGGTAAATCACCAATTCTTTGTGCACCTACAATGGCTTCATAGATACCAGTTGATTTGCCAGTATTTGAATAACCTCTTGTGAGTGCTGTATAACCTCTAGGAATACCTGGTATTCCAAGTGCTTCTTGGAATGCTTCTGAAAGTGGTATCCATGTTAATTCTTTATTTTTAATCTTTCTTATAAGACCTTTTGACTCTTTATACTTTTGTATATCGAATGTTTTCTTTTCTAAAATTTTTTTTGGTTTTGTAGGCATTGAAATTCCTTTACATAAAATGTTATTATGTATAATAGAAGATGGGTAGCTTTCACTACCCATGTCTATAAGTGTTTATTAGAAGGGTAAATCGTCTTCCGCTTCCTCGCCATCAGGAGCAACAGTTGCTTCTTGAGGTGTTGCGCTAGATGCTGTTACGGTTGGTTTAACGTTTTGTACGCCAAGAGTTATCTCTTCATCCAGATTATCGCTTTCTTCAGATGTACTTAATGAAGCTTTATCAATCCATTTTTTTGCTTCTTTATCCCATGTAGGAATTCCACCCTTAACAACGATTTCAAGGTATTCATAACTTTTAAAACTATAAACATCTTGCCATGTTCTTTCATCAGATAACCATTCTTTTACCAAATCAGCATCTTCGCTTAATGGTGATGCATCCAAAGATGCAACAGCAGAAACAACTGGTTTATTGTTTTGGTTTCTGTTTATTGTTATAACAAGGTCACGACCTGTTTCCGCATCTGTAATATCTTTTTTGATTGCATTAATGACACCGTAAATTTTGTCATAAGCACCATTTTTGGTCCAATCATGGTTAATTCTCCAGAACTTTGGTCCATCTGCTTCGTTATCTCTATCGATAACCTTTACAACGTACATTTTCTTTGCGCTGTATTTTTTGGCTAATTCTTTATCTGATTCTTTTCCTGTTGAAAGGAGTGCTTCACGTGCTTCGCAGAAAGGACAAGCTTCACCTTTTTCGTGCTTCAAGCATACGAAGGTTTTCCACTCACCGTCAAGTAAAATTTTATGGCCGTGGATTTCAACAAATGGAGATGACCCGTCTTTTGTTGGAATGATTCTGATTGTTTTTGTTGCTGACTTCTCTTTGTCTTTTAAAAAAGTTGTGAAGTAGTTTTTTAAATCGTAGGTTTTGTCTGATTTAGTATAAGATGTAGTATTGTTCTCATACTGTTTTAGCATTGCATCTAATGCGCTTGTGTTTGTGTTTGTGTTACTCATAATTAATAAATGTTTGTTTAATATGTAGATTGTTATTTTACTCGGATTTTATAAATATACTAAAAAAACGCAGCTAAGTCAAGTACCAAATGAATATTTTTTTGGATAGTGGTTTCGTTCATAGTAATACAAATATACCAAAAAAATTAGGTAAATGCAAATGAAAATAATAAAATTTTTAGAAATAAAAAAGGGCGCTGTTAGCGCCCCTGGTATTTTTAGATGTCTTCTTCTTCGTAATCGGGAGATGAAAAGCTATCCTTTATAGATTTATCAGTATATGAATCAACGTCATCGTTGGTCAATACATATTCTTTCGGTTTCTGCTCAGTTTCATAACCATCAATATCTTTAAAATAATCTGATAATTTTATATTATACGGAAATGAATCCATAGCCCTCATTTCAAGTTTTTCTACAGGTGTTGGATTCCTCTTAATTATTTCTTTCTCTAAAGATTCAATTTTATCTGAAATCTTTCCCATGTTTGAAATTCTTTGTTCCAATTCGCCAAATTTTGCTAATAATTCATCTGTTTTTTGACCTGCCATCACAGCTGACTGCTTAGCTTCATCACTAGCTTGAACCAATTGAGTTACGTCAACTTCAACCTCATCTTCAGCTGGAGCTGGGGCCGCGTCAAGATTCATATCATCGGCTGGCATTTCAGCACTCGTATCGTCACCACCAAATAAATTATCATCTTCTGGCGCCGCATCTGGTGATGCACCTGTTCCTTGAGGTGGTGGGGTTTGATTATTAGCCTGTGGGTCAGGTTGTGGTGGCGTTTGTTGGCCAGCTGCATCTGGGGGTGTACCTCCAGCTGCATTATTTGCAGTTTTTGAATCATCAGCTGGGTCCTCGTCAACTTCTTCCAATTCAGTACCCAAAATAAGGTTATCTTCTTCTGGTTGTGAATCTTCTCTATAAAAGCTATATTCGGAAATCATTTTAAATCTTTTGATTTCTTCTTTTAAAAGTTCTGGATTAAATTTTTTCTTTGCCATATTAAATTAACAATTGTCTACCGTCTTCAACGATTATTTTTTTATTGACCCTTTCAATAATGCTTTTGTCATTTTTTATGACACATACACCTGAACTGCAATCCATTTCTTCATTCTCTTGCTGGGATTGTGGTTGTTCACCTAAAAAATCATCTAATGCTGTTTTTAGGTCTTTTTCATTTTTTTCGTTATTCATAAAAATACATTTAGATACCTATAAATATCTTGATTTAACTAAAAAATTCGTTTTATATCGAAAAGGCTTAATTTTTGATTATCAATTAAAATTAGCTTTCCTTGATATTCCACCCAATCAATTTTAACGCTTTTCATATCAATATTACCAATATCGCCATCAATTTTTGTCTTAATTAATTCGTTTAAGGCATTTATTGTATATAAAGCGTTGCCGCGCTTATGTATAATAACGGAATTTTGAAAAAAATCTTTCAGATTAATTTGTTTTCCGTCTTTTAGTATTATTTTGAAAGTTATAACGATTTGAGTGTCGTCGGATATAAGTTTATAACCAAAAACCTTATCCTTTTCAATATCAAATTGGGTACTTAGATACTCAATAAACGTATTTACGTTGTCAATGTGTACAAATGATGCTAATAAAATTGTTTTATCCATGGTCTATTGAATACAAATAAGGTATGAATTTAACCTGATTATCAAGGTTTTCTATTCTCTTTTTATATTCAATAAATATTTGGTTTTCACTCAAAAGAACCTGGTTAATCTTAGATAATTTCAATAAAATTTTATCTTTATTAAGGCCAATAAACTCTAATAAGCTTAAATCCAAACCAAAAATTAGTTTTTCACCATAAATGTAAACCATATCATTATTTCGATATATAACTGGGTTATTTAAACTATTAATTTTTTTGATTATTTTCTTAATAGTTTTCGTGGTGAGAAAAAGTGGGTCAATGAAGTAGTATGTTAAGTTTGAAACTAGGGAAGAATAACATAAACGTGTAAAATTATATACGTCTTCCTCGAAAATATCACGTTTTTCGGTTCTCTTAAAGGTCCAATAAACGTTATCATCCGCTTTTCTAGTAATAACATCAAGATTTGGGAAGTTTTTAACGGCAATATCAAAACCGATAATTAATGTTGGAAGCCCATGGATTATTTCGTCCACGGACTTCACTACATTAAAGTCATCTGAAACATTAATTTTGGTTGTTGAAACAATATTACCTAATATCATCAAAGCAAATATACGAAATTATTTTAAAAAATGCTAAACTTTATTCCATCTTCGCATTGCAGAGTTGTATATCGCCAATTTATCTTCGTATATTTGTGTACCTTTAGTTAAACTTTCCTTATTAGCTGGACTCCACCAATCTCGTATATATGATGTTACCCAAGAATCACCATTAGTACCATTAATACCCTTAGACCTAACTCTATCAGCCATAAATGTTAAGAAGGTGTTATTATTATCAAAAATAGCAAATGCTCTGCGAACACGACCACTATCCACCTTACAAAACTGTCCAGTAATTCCTGGTGCACCCCATTTATTACCATCAGTTTGAACACCCGCATAATTAAACCCACCAACGGACCTAAAGGCCGTACCGTTTTCATTTTTAGATGCTTCCGCAAATAAAATAGCAAAAACAGCCTTTCCAGTTGCCTCTGGTAATTTTTTAAGTTCTTTAATTGCGTCACTATAGGTTAACTCATTTCTTGGTGGTAATGGGTCTGCAAACGTAAATGTATAATTTGGTGATTTACATCCTGTCGCAGCCGAACCATTGTTACCCGTAAATTCGGTGCTACCGTCCGATGTTTCTATATCTATATACTTACAATCGGTATCACTATATACAGCACGTTTGCCATCTTTTTCTTTAGGGTTGGCTATTGATTTGTATGCTTTATCCGTTTTAACAACATATCCCTTTACATCTGGATGCTCAGCTAAAAGACATCTTGCGCTGGTACCATGATATTCAAAATGCCAGAATTCTTCAACACTTTTTCCAGCTCTCAAATTCCAAGGTATAATAAAACCATAGGCATATGAGTTATCTAAGAACCATTTTAAAGATTTATTTTTATTTAGGTCAAAACCTACTTTTTTATTTTTAACAGAATTCGAAATATAATTACCATTATCATCAACAAATGCTAAATCCACCGCAATACCCCAACCGTGATTTGACCTCCCAGGTCTGGCCACACTTCCATCCTTTGCACTATCATCATATAATGATTGTTGATATGCTACCCCTCTAAAGAGACTCGTGATGCCAATATAATATTGCTTATTTTTAGGATAATTATTTTGTTTAGCGTATGCCACAAAATCATTTAACATTAAGACTAGTGCATCAGTTGCCACATCTAACATACTATCTCTTTGGTCAGGAGCATTTATTTTGGTATTATCCACCCCATTGATTTTAGGTACTGGTTTCAAGTTGATATTACCAGTGCCAATTGTTATATCTCCATTTCTACCGCCGTTGTTCATAATTGTTATTACAATTGGTGGGAACTTACCGCCTGCTAGATTTCTAATACTACTATTAGGTTTTGATTTAGGCAGTTCATACCCATTCAACATTGATGAGAACAATGAAGATATATCAATAATACCAGTTTGATTTTTATTAATTCTTGTACCAGTAAAGGTGGTCGACATGTAATTAGGTTTAATATTATGTTTAACCTTTGTAATCAAATAGGCCCCACGAAACATTGGAATATTATCCAATTGAAAATACATCATCGGTTGAATCATAGCGTCCCCCATCATTTCAACCTCAACCTTATAGCTTCTGATTGAATAAATATTATAAAGATTTTGACCAACATATGTCTGGCTTGCTTGTGAAAATCTATTTGCTATCGCATCGGTAACGTTTATTGATTCAGCGGTTTCATTAAATTCTGATGTGTCAAGAGTTACATCTTTAAAAATATTTTGGTTTTGTTGACCATATCTTACGATAAAGGCTGCGGTTGTATCTTCATATGGTTGTCTACCAGATGTAAAATCATCTGGGATTGATTCTTCTTCGGTGAAATTAAACCCATCATCAGGATATTCAGAATTTGGTCCAAAATCTAACTTTGTTGATGTTTGACCAACGTACATACACACAAAAGATGGTCCTGTTGTTGCTTCATTAACTTCATAATATGGATAGGGTCTGAATACCTTTTCCCTTAACGTATCTATATTTGTATAATCAATAAAATTTGGTAGCGCTATAAACTCAAAATTATTATCATTTAATATTCTACCAACAACATCATAAAATGAATTGTTGCCACTTTCCAATAAAATCTTAGATACCGTAAGCGGATTAATTTGAAATACATCTCCGATGTCTTTGTAAGCTCTTGTTAGGAATCTGAAACTATCTATTAATCCAAGTTCTGTACCTTGTCTTTTTTCGCGTAATTTTTCGTCTGTTGAGAGTCTTTGGCTCTTTGTGTCTTTTATTTTACAACATTGAAATAATATGTCTTTTGAAGCAGTCGCCGCTGCATTATCCTTGCTTGTATCGGCTATCCACTTATCGTAAATCTTTTTTAATGTACGATAAATTTCAAGTTTAACTTGTTCATTATCATTATTACTATAGAACGCCTTTTCTTTCTCCTCAACGCTTGTTTTTATTGATTCCAAAAACTTACTGATATATATTTTTATTGTATCTTCTTTAATCTTTGGTTTAGGTGAACAATTTGAATCGGAAGCTGTTCTATCCCACATATACCATGAGTTATTTGCGATATACTTATAACTAAACAATAGCTCTTTTAATTTATTTGATGCCGCTGAGTCGTCTTTAAATTCTGTATAGAAATTATACAAAGATTTAGCTTGGTTTGGTTCTTTCAAACTCATGAAATTAAAGTAACTATATCTTTTATTAAATGTATCACCATTTGGTAGTGTGAAATTATCCGCTAATGTTTGTACCGAAAGAATACGGTTTGAATTTAATGCGGCTGTATTTACATTAAGAAAATTTGTTACCCAACTACTGTCTATTACCCCAGATTTTGGAATAATTTCAAATAACTTAGAAATATTTTTATATGAATTGGTATAGCTTTCATCCGTTACAAATTTTATAAACTCATCTATAAATTGTTTTTTAACAGCATCTGGTAACTTCAATAACTCATCCTCAATTTTTGGATAATCATTTCCACCATAAAAACACATTGAATATCCGTTATGTTTTTTAGTTACATCTTCAGATGTTTTCATATACTCATCAGTAGACGGATAATAACCACCAATTGGTAATAAGTCATTGTTAAAAATAATAGGGTCTATTCCAAGTGGGAAAATACTAGCGTCTACTATATCAGATTTTGGATTTGTTAAACCAAGTTCATATCTCCATAATAATGAACCAATAAATGCTGGGAATAATTCTGGTACTTGAATAAAACCAGTTCTATATTTAAAAATATTAAGAATTTCTGGTTGTCTAAAAACACCAATCTTATTCTCATCTGTTATTCCACCAATTAATCCTCTCCAAGGAAAACATTGTAAAAATAAAAACGCTCGGCCATATTCGGTTTGTGCGTTATAAAATCTACTGGTAAATAAAGAATATTTATTAACCATAACACCATTAATTACACCAAAATTAAAAAATGGATATGATAGTTGACTGTTCGAGTCACCCTTACTAATATTTAATATTGTATTTCCACAATCTTTATGTAGGTCAAATAATAACTCCTTGCTTTTATCAAACTCTTCAATGTTTTGTTCAAACACTGGAAATGTTGTACCCAATGAAAAATTTGTAGAACCATTTCTTATTTCTGAAATACCACCGTAATACTTTTCTGAACTATCATAAAATAAACTAAAAAAATTCATTGGGTTTGAAACGCCATATTCATTTTCATAATTTATTGTCCGATATTCTTGAACACCATACTTTCCATTATTGGCTAAAAAGCCAACACTTTTGATATTATCTGGTGTATATGTTGTGTTTGATTTTAAACTGTTGAGTGAGAAAACACTTGGTGACTCAGTTGATGGTGAAGAAACACTTTTACCATCGTAGGTACCAGCATCAATAAAATCAATATATTGTATTATATTACTGTTTATATATGACTGACAAGAATAACTAGTTAACAAATATTTAGCTGATACCTCATTACTTAATGTATATGTCACGTTATTAAAACCCCTATCAACAGGTAAACTATATCTATAATCATTTGGAGAATTTAAAAGTGTTGCGTCATATAAATATGTGTATTCATAGACACCATTATTCAATGTTAATACCTTATTCGTACTACCATTAATAACACCTGTTATATCAGTAAATTTATCAACTGTGTATTTATTAATTGCTTGTAATACTGTTGGCTGTGAATTAAACTTTTTTAATACTAGGTTAGCTTCAGATGCAGCAAAGCTTTGTATTTCTTCTGGTGTTAATACATTATTTGAAAAACCGATAAAACCAGCGGCTCTAAGCATTATTAATCTTACAATATCATCTGGTCTTGCAGAAGTGTCTAATCTATCGTATGGTGATTTAACATCTTTATCAATATAAAAATATGAATCAATAGGCGCGAATGAGTTCCAAGCCGCTGGACCATTTGCTGTTAAATCCGCTTCTTGGTCTGAAACTGTTATCATCGCTTGATATAACTCCTCGACAAATTTAATTTCTGGAACATTAAGTGGATTTTTAAGTGGTCCTTTTTTTGAACCTAAATATTTCTCTACACCATCTTCAATATATTCTGGCCAAGGATATATTGTTCCACTTTTAATTGTTTTAGATTTAACATCAATGTTTGTACTTTTTGAGTTTATGGTTTCAAATTTTTTAAGTTCTTCTACCCTAGCGCTGTCTTTATACTTTGATGATACCTCGAATAACAAATCTAAAAATACTTCTACATGTGATGTTAAAAGCATTATAGTGTTTCTAATTGTAGGGTCAAAACCAAGTTTTGATTTTAATTTAGTACCTAAATTTTCAGCAACAAGCTTTGATACGTCTTCCTCTTTTTTCTTAAGGGTCTTAAGCATGTTATCTAGTTCATCACCAATCTCAGTATAATCATAAAACTTAATCAACGCATCTGTTACTGGGACATTTTTTGCAATACCCTTTAATCTATTAATGATATTATTCAAAACATCTGAATTATTTACATCAGCAATTTTACCATATTTTGTTTTAACTTGACCACTAAAAAGTTTTGGGTCATTAATCATTTCTTGTGCGTTTACAACGATGGCAGTATTATTAACTTGTGTTTTTAGTTTTAATTCTTCAAGATTACCAGCTTTTTCATTAAAATTATTAACAAAATCAATGTAATTTTTATCAAATGTTGGTGTTATTTCGGTATAGTTCTTTCTATCTAAAAAATTTACTTTATCACCATCAGTTGGGTTTTTAATTATTGTAATATATGGGTACTCTTCAGTTGGTGGGGCAATTGATACCTGTAATTGACTTAGCGTATCTTTGATTCCAGTTTTCATTTGGTCAATCATTGTGGTTAATTCTTTAATGATTGCCAAATTATTGGTATCGTCATTATTTTCAGTTAACTGTTCTTTGATTAAACCGTCAATATTACCCATCTCTTGGATAAATTGATTTATTGATATCATAGTATTGCCGTCAGATGTTTTCTTTGTTGATAAAAGAGCCTTCCCCTCTTCAAGAATTACAGCGCCCTTTAGATAACCAATAATCATATCGGATAACATTGCATATGTATATCCAACAAATTGTGCCGCAATTTCAAAATTACCCGTTTGTGAATTAAACCTTATATTAGATTTAACCATGTGTAAACAATACGTAACTGGCAAACCATAAAATCCTTTAACCTTAAGTTCAAATAAAGGATATGGTAACCTAAATAAAACATTATATTTTGACTGACCACCAGATTGAAATAAGGCACCTCCTTTAACATCTACAAAGTTAATATTAACAATCGGTGCATACGAAGAATTAAAATCGATATCAATATTTGTGATACCTAAAGATTCATCTAATTCATCTAATTGTGTTCCAAGTTCGGTATATTGTGTTGTTAAATAATTTTGGTATCCAGTTGTTTTCCCAGATGTGCCGTCAATAAATCTTATTGTTTGTCCTTGAACATCAATAATTGAATTTTTAGAATCGTTTGTATTTAAAATAGTTCTACTCTTAGAGTTGGTTTTTAACTCTACAATTATAGATAGGTCTTCATTTGGAACCGACATATTAAGGTCGTTCGCATCAAAAATACCTTTATTGTATTTGTAATCAAAGTTATTTGGGTCAATTATTTTAACCCTTCCGTTATTGTCCCCCATATAATGCGTTGTATCTATTTACTGCTGTTGTATATCTGTTTATTGCACTTTCAAAAGGAAATGGTATCCTTATTGTTGATTGGTCTGGTATCATAAACTCTAAACCACCATATTGTGGATTAGCCAACATAATTAACCAACCATAATAAGGTGAATTATAATATGAATTACTTAATTTGTCAAGCCTTGTATCACCAAGCTTATATATTATTAGTTTATCACCACTTTGTTCTGGGATATTAATACCTGGTAGTGGTTTCATACCACCATTAAATCTAAAATTACTATATCTATCAAAATATCTAGCCATAACTTATTATTTTTAATCTGTCCATTGGTAAAAAGCTTCGTAATATAAATAATCAACACCTTCTATTTTTATTTGAACTTGTTTAGTATCACCAATTTTCATTATTTTTTTATCTTTGAATGTGTTCATAATTTCAGTGTGTTGACTTTGCATTCTAGATAAAGTATTAGCACTGTCTGCTAATGTTCCTATTGCACCCCTTGCATCAAAATATTTCATTGAAAGACCATTGGTTGTTTTATATATAACACAATTTAGCTTTGTTGTTGCATTTTTTGTTGTTGTATCATAAACTGTTTGCATTGTTATATCTTTTACAGCAACACCATCATATTTCTTTAATTCATCACCAACTTGTTCCGAAAAATCATTCGTTATATTTCGACTTGAAGCAGCACCATGAATATCATCTAAAAAGTTAGGTGTACTGTAATTTACAGTATTTGAATATGTAATTGTTTTATTTACAAAATCTGGGACTTTAGTTGAAGATGTTGCAGGGTCACCAATTTTTGGAATTGTATATTGTAATGAGCCAGCATCACCAACAGTAACGACAAAATTATATGAATTTGCTGTTAAATCTAAACCATCACATACTTGCGTCATATCAGTCATACTAAATGTATATGATTGATACAAATCACCACTTGTAAGTTGATTATTTAATTTTATTGACCAATTTTCATTGTTGTTATTATTATTGGTTATTTTTACTGTTAAATCATAATTTTTAACCAACGATTTGTTGTCGGATGGAGATTTTCTATTAATAGAAAAATCAATTGAACTATATTGACCAAAATTAAGTACGGTACTACTTACCCCTGTTAAAACAAGCCTATTAATATCTGTTAATGGTGGTACTTTATTTGATGCTTTAACTGTATTATCGCTACCCGTAATTTGATTAGAGTCTTTTTCTTTGGTGACGGCTTTTTTATCAGCCTCACTATTTGATAGTGGTCCCATAGATTCTGATATTGGGTTAAGACCTGCTACTAGTTTATATATTGGGTCGTCATTTTTTTGTTTGCCAGTGTTGCTACCACTATTACTTTTTTCAACGGCTAATGTATCCGCTCTCGGGTCAAACGTCTGTGTGTTGGCAAAATAATTAAATGATAAAGCGTTTTGTAATTTATTTATCGGGCCATATAAACTAGACCCACCAATATATTTAAAAGATATTGTAACATTTGCTATCATTGGCTGAACCCCAATTCCTTCTGGATTAAGGTCCCAAACCAAAGGCTCATAAGAAAAACTAACATTATCCATTATGATTTTTGTGTTATAAAAATCACCAATTCTAAGAATACAAACTGGTGCTGGACCAAATGCTAAATTCTTAGGCCCCGCTTCAGATATTGTTGCACCTTGTCTTGTACATTGTAATAAAAATGTCAATCTAGAATTAAATCCTTCTGGTGTTGTAGAGTGAAACGCTGGACTAAAGTATCTAATTTTTTCTTTAAATGATTCATATATAAATGGAGCATCTTCTTCTAATTTTTCAAAAAAGTCACATTCAGTATAAAATCTATTTTTAATTTCTGAAGTTAAACCAATTTGTTGTTCGGTATCAGTTATTTCTGGTTCTTCATCAATTTCCTTTGCTTTTTCATTATTTATAAATAAAATTCTAGCGTATCTGTCTGTTTTAGGACCTTTTTCATCTGGTGGTGTTGTTGTTTTGTTATAATTACCGTTATATTTTTCAACAGAAGCAGCTGTGTTTATATTAACCTTATTGGCAGGTATACCATAACTAACCAAAAGATTTTTAACAGCTTGGGCTCTATCAACAGATAATTGTTTATTTATACTTGAATAACCTTGTGCACTAGCGTGTCCATCAATTTTAATGTTGCATTCTGGGCACTTATCATTCATAAATGTTGCTAAATCTTCAAAATAACTTGGTGATATCCAACCAATATAATCATCATTTAATATGCTAACTTTTTGTGCGTTTAACCCAAAATCTTTACTATCTGGCCAAACTAAATTTTTATTTCCTTTGGTATACTTTGTATCAGCTTGATAATCACCAATACCAGCTATACGTGATGACGTTACAGGGTCAATATGAAAACTTATACCACTCTCATATTCACTATCAATATCCGACCTATCATTTTTAAAATATATATTAAAGTCTGAAGGTAGTTTAATTGGTGTTATTGTTTTTTGTTTAACTTTCTTAATTTGTTGTGTTGGTTGGTTTTTTTGTTCTTCGGTTAATTTTTTTGCCCATTCGGAATCTAAATCAACACATCCAGCAAACCATGAACGAATAAATTCTTCACTTGGTCCATTATTACCAGCAAAAGAATTTACAATTGAAGGATGGTCAACTATAACACTAAAAGAAAGATTACCTGTTCTTTCGGTGTTATTATACGTATATATTGGTTCACCTCTACCAATAAAATTGGTTGATTCAATATTCAAACTGCTACTTTCACTAAATTCAAGATTATATGGTGGAAACCACATAATTTTACCAAATTTACCTGTAAGTAAATCACCTGGTCCTTGTTCACAAGGTAATAAATTTGCAGCTGGTGTACCAGCCCAAGCTAAATTCTCAATTGAGAACATATATTTCTTAGGGGTAGTAGCACTTCTTGTTAAATTATCTCCTTTATATGGTGCTATTTTTACAAAACCATTATCATCAAGCACAGAACCTTCAATATTTTGTCTCCATCCACCTTTATGACTACCAGATGGAAAAATATTTTTTGTCTTATCCTGTTCCGATTGGTTTAACCCTCTGTGTCTTATTAAATTATTTACATGTGTATATCTATTATACGATGTCCATGACCTACAAAAAACTTCATTTGCTTTATTTGTTGTTCCGCTTAACGCTTCTTTACTTAATACTGCTGACCCCTTAGACATCCCCCCCATTACAATAGCTGATTGTGTTTTTGATGGTTTACCAATTGTCATATCTCCTTTATTTGATACAATTGTTTTCATCCCAACACTATTAAAAAGTTTTTGTGTTTTAGATAATAATGTTTTTTTATCTTGTCTAATTTTAGACCCACCTTTAAATGCATTTATTGGTAAATTTTGAGGGTTGTCTGTTAATTCTGCGGTCCAAGTAAAATCTTCAGCATTATAAACTCTATCTATTTCAGTATCTCTTGGGTCACCCCCAAAATAATAACTATTTAACGGGCTCTTAAATCCATATTCTTCAACCATTTTATCTCTATTATATGAAATTTCTGGAATTGGTCTATTGTTTGATATAAAAAGTAAATTATCAATATTTCCATCAGAGTCCATAAAAACATAACCACTTGGATTAATTGCTTTCTCCCCTTTATTGTTCTTATAACCTGGTGCATATCCACTTCTAAACGGTGAATATGTTGGGTTATCATAACCATCAGGTGATGTACCATTTAATGTTATATTAAAATTTGCTATAAGCGCTTTTACTTGACCTTTACCAGTATTTAATATCATACTATTAGCACGGTCAATATTTCCAACATTCCCATTTTCAAATTGAAAAATAGAACCTTCTGGTTGAAGTTGACTTCTAGGTACATCAAACCCTAATATTCTTTCAGTAACATTTAATATTTTACCCCCAGTCGTTGAGCCAATAGTAATTTTATAATCAGGTCTAAAACCAGCGGTATTACCGTCTTTAACAAGACTAAGAATGTTATCAGTTACATTTAATGCACCTAATATTGTTTGTTGTGTATTAAACGCGGCATTATTGGCTAAAGCTAACGCTAATTGTTGACCACCAATTATACCAAGTTTGGTATCCTTTAATAATCCTGTTGCAGTTAATACACGACCAGCTAATGATGCCCTAATATCAAAATTGGTTTCTAATCCACCACTTGAGATACCAACACCTTGACCATTTAAAAAACTACCGATAACATCTGCTGCTTGAGAAAGTCCTCTATTACCTAAATTCAATCCACCATATTCATCCAAATAACTTGTCATCTGCTGATTGGTAAGAATAGGTTGAAGTGATATAAACTCTGCCATATCTATTTGCTTAGGTGCATCAAGATATAGATTTTTTATTGTATTATTTTTTCTATATTGACCAAAATTACTTTTAGCTAATATACCATATTGAGTAATATCTTGTTGTTGATAATTACTTGTACCATTTGGTGGTGTTGGATATATTGGTGTTGTTGGAATAGTCTCAATATCAAATATTGAAGGTGCTGAAGAATCAGTATCCTTATACCTATTCATTATTATAGCATTATCATATCTTAATAATCCATCAACCTCAAGACTTACTTGTTGAAGAACAACTCCACTACCAACCATTGTATCTAAGAAAGGTTCACCTCCTCTTGGGGAACCATTTACTGATGTTGATAATTGTGGATACCTTATTGGATTCTGAATATTCCTATGTAAAAGAAAATCTCTAATACCAAAATCAGTAGCAGTACGTGTTATTGTGTTTTTAGTACCTAGTGTTGGGGAACTAGTATCGTAATATAATGGCATACTTGTTTTCTATATAAATACCATTATAGACAAAAATTTAATAAAATAAATCTTAATTTTGGTTATTTTAGGAATGAAAATAGCCCACTATGGGCTATTACGTTGTATTTTTTATTATGTATTATATTATTATTGTAATTATAATTTAATTTATTTTATATTGATATGATAAACATAAACAAATATACGATTTTTTTTTGACATTGTCAAGTCTAATTTCTTCTTGGATTTTGATTTTGTGTACCAGAAGTAGCATTAGCCATAGCCATATTAACTTTTTTAGATAATTCTCTAATAAAAATCGGGTCACTTAATAACTCTTTTCCAAAATTTGTTGACCTTTCACCATTCATAATCAACTCAATTCTACCAGTAATATTTAAATCACTTAGTTTAATTGAACCTGGCAGAGATGATGGTTGTACTGAAGGTACCATTGTGGTCATCAACGCGTTAGCTAATGATTTATTTCCATTTTCATTTGTACCAGCTATCATGGTTCCATCATTAACCTTCATGAATTTATCATTAGGATTAAAAACAACACCATCATTAACACCATATGTATCTAAATCAGCAATTTTACCACCGCCCCAAGCACCCAAAGCACCACCAATTAATCCACCAATAAT